CAAAAAGCTTTCGCAAAACATTCGTTGCTTCTTGATATAAATCACCCGATCTGTCCAGAATCGTTCTTTCTAGACCCGATACTTACCGGTTAGTAGTTGTTTATTGATTAATAGAATCATTCCGTTGCAATCTCCGGACGACTGCACACTCAGTTTGATGGCTTCATGGCTTTCAACTTCTCTATACCACCCCTGGTTTATCCAGCCCAATACGTGGGCCAGATTTTCAGATCAGGCAGCAGCTTGGAAAACTGCGGCATGCCAGTTTGGGAGAACCAACATGCCGGTGAAGGAGGGACCACATTCTTGGCTGTCCAATCTTTTGCTTGGACCTATTACTGCCAGGGCAACGCCGAAGACGCTGACCCAATGGATGTCGACCCCGATCCACTCAATTTCCCACCGTCTTCCTTCCATCAAGACGGTCGTGGTCTACGGCGTTTTCTTCGCACTCAGCGTCGCAAGCGCCGTAATGGTCGTCAAGCTCGTGCAACTTGGGCTACGAGCGGTGCGTGACAAGCCACGCTACCAACTTAAAAAGACGACGACGGAGATATCGAAAATGGTCACACGTGTCAAAGCGTTGGCCTACATTCCTCCGTCACCCGGCAATGACAATCCTCATGCCGGGCTCGCAAGCATGCGTACCCATGCCCACCGCATGTGTATGCTCGCCTTCACCATTCTCGGATACACCACCTTCCGAGATGTTGGTGGAAACCTGACCCGCAACCGCACTGCATCCCTGGATCACGGACCGTTATCCGATCCTACGCACGTTTGTTTGCCTCGCACAGTGATGAATCGACAAAGACGCGAGTATCAAGGTGATTCCCACCCCTTCTTCAAGGTTGAGGAACACGTTTGCCAAGACTGCCCAGAGAAAGGCTCTCTCTTGCCCGTCCTTCTGTCTTTTGTCGATTTTTATCTGACACCCGTTGAAATTGCTGACCAAATTGGATCTGTTGGAGTCGTAGTGACGCACGACTTCCCCATTGGCCACCATATCATCCATGATGGCGAGTCCTTCATGTATGTGAATCACAACCAGGTGAAGATGATCACTCGTGGCGGCTCCTCCTATGTCCACAACTACAACATGTGGCAACAAGAAGGATTTCTCCTCCAATCTGATGGCCACCCCGTCACCTACCGATCCATATATGTCAACAAGGAATTCAGTACCCGTGTGCTCTTTCTCAAGAAGGTCGACCAGCTTAATTACTGGCCCCGTTTCGAGTTGAGCATTTTGGATTACCTTGTTGGAGAACGCCCATTCGTCGCCGAAAACCTGCTTCTTAAGCAGGCCGCCGGCCGCTCATTCCATTGTGAGACAGACGAAGGCGATCTCTTTGGCATGTTCGCTGGTGAAATGTGGGAAACAAGCCGACATCTTCTCGTACCTAAGTCCCTCATCGATTACGTCTTTCGAAAAGCAACATCCTACATGGTCGATACGTTCCGCCATGGAGCTGCTATCAAGATATCCGAAGCTGCTTGCTCCGATTTCGATCCGGCCTCATTACTGAAGATGGCACAGGCTTATGCCCAGTACTTGGTTGACGATTACGCCGCATCTCGTGTCACGTTTCCAACCGCCGACTCCAGGCCCTACACCTTCGGTCTCATAAACCCGACCAATTTCGTTTGGGGGTTAGACCCGGGCTTGGTACCGGTTGAAGGAGAAGCTAAACAAGTCAGCACGACCCTGCCTAAGGCGCTCGACACAGACACACCTGATCTGCGTCATGAGGCGTCCTTTCCCAAAGGCGGGGCTCTTGCTGGGACCTCCGCTGGTCGAAGCCCCAGCTCAGGTGCCGTCCAACTGCCCGGAGAACGCACTGCGATCCATTCAGACCAGAGTTCTGTCGCCGAGTCCTATAGCTCATGCGACAGTGCGGGAACGTCAACGGTTCCAACACCTCCTCTGGTCCAACGTGTCCAGCCACATCTCTCAACACCATCCCGGCGTTCTGGGAAATCTGCGGCCACTCGCAATAAAAGAGTGGGTCAAGCGATACCCAGCCCACAAGGCCGAAGGATTGTTGGAGGCGTTCTACAACCCATCTGTGAAACGGCTTGCTAAAGCATTTCTCAAAACCGAGGCGGGTCCTCCAGGCGACCCCAGGAACATTACTTCTATGGACGCGACATATTTGGCCAAACTCGGGCCATTTATTAGTGCTATAGAACATTTGTTCGTCAAAATACCCTTCGCTGTCAAAGGTATCACGCTCCACCAGCGTGACATCCGCATGCAGCCCATGTTAAAGTATGAGTATTACTTTGACTCTGATTTCAGTCGTATGGATAAAACAATCGATGTCGCGTCACTCAAGGAGTTTGAGTTCGAGATATACAACCGTATTATTCATCCGGCGTACAGATCCGAGCTGAAGAAATTGACCAGTGTTCAATTGCGCACTTTTGTGCGGCATATGATGGGTTACCATTACTTTATTCGTGGCCAGCGTCTCTCAGGCGTAGCAAATACTTCTATGGGCAACATGCTCATTAACCGTGGACTGATGCTCTACATATTCGATCATCTCGAAATACCATTTGTTGGATTTTGCGAGGGTGATGATGGATGTGGAGGTTTCAGTTACGAGGGAGATATTGCGTACGTAAAAAGTGAG